CCCGAGGTTAAGATACTAAAGCGGGGTGATTACTATCTTACCCCGTTTACTCTTGGCCACGTTGACGAGGTGGCCGAGAACCTAAGCTCAGAAAATAAAAGAGAGCTTCTTTTGCTGGGGCACACAGACATTCGGCAAGCTCTTCACGAGATGCACGATACCGCTGACTCCTATCTTTGCAGACGTAATGATGACACTTTTCTTATGGTGGGTGGGCTGTGGTACAACGATGATCGCGAGTCACCTCAAATGTTCTCAATGTTTTCAGACGGTTTGAAGCAAAACTTTCATGCTATGGCGCGTGGCTCTAAGTTGTTAGTCAACTTCTTTGACCAGAGTGAAACATATATGAGCATGACAATCTTAGCCGATTATGAGGGAATGCTTAACTGGGCAGCGTGGTTAGGCTTTGAGGCTGTAGGGATACACCAAGTAGATGCAAACAAGTATGTTGATTTTGTGCGTTGCAATCCAGACAAAAAGATTGTTTACAATGAGGCACTACGGCCCGTAACGCACTGAAAGGCCCGAAAGGACACCCTTGCTGACGTGAAAGAGCGGACACCCGTTGAATCGTAACTTCATCTAAGGACTGATAAAATGGCTAATACTATCGACCAAGCCTTCATCAAGCAGTTCGAAACAGAAGTACATTTGGCGTATCAGCGTATGGGGTCTAAGCTCCGCAATACTGTTCGTTCGTCAAACGTCACTGGTTCGGTTGCTCGTTTTCAAAAAATTGGCAAAGGTGCTGCTAACACCAAAGCTCGTAACGGTGACGTTACAGCCATGGAACTGGCACACACCAACGTAGAAGCAACAATGGCTGACTTCTACGCACCTGAGTACATCGACAAGCTCGATGAGCTGAAGATCAACATCAACGAGCGTCAAGCTGTAGCGCAATCTGCTGCTGCTGCTCTGGGTCGTAAGACTGATGAGATCCTCATTACAGCTATGGACGCTGGTGCAAACGCAACTCAGATTGCTGACACTGCTGGCGCACTGGTCAAAGATGACCTGCTGACATTGTTCTCCACATTCGGCACAGCCGACATTCCAGAAGATGGCCAACGCTATCTTGCTATGTCTCCTGCTGGTTTTGCTGACTTGTTCTCTATCAACGAGTTTGCATCATCCGACTATGTAGGACCACAGAACCTGCCATTCGCAGGCGGCATGACAATGAAAGAGTTCTTGGGCTTCAAGATCTTCTCAACGTCTGCTGTAGCTGGCGGCAAAAACTTTGCGTACCATACCTCTTCAGTCGGCCTCGGCATCAACGCCGATGTGACTACTGAGGTAAACTATGTACCGCAAAAAGTTTCGCATCTTGCAACTTCTATGATGTCCATGGGCGCTGTCGTAATTGACGCTGATGGTATCTACGAAGTTCTCGACAACAACTAAGTAGGGCGGGGGGTTTCGACCCCCCGACTTCAAATGCCAGATGTAGCAAACACACCCATCAAGATCTGCTCTCGCGCATCATTGCTTATCGGCGGTGATGTGATTCAGTCTTTTGATGATGGCACTGCGGAAGCAACAATTTGTGACGCAATGTACGAAGACATGGCTCGATCAGCTTTGACTAACTCACGTTGGCGCTTTGCTACAGATCAAGCTGTGCTTAGTCGGTTAGCCACTGCCCCTAGTGGGCGTTGGAGTTCAGCTTACCAAATTCCGTCTGAGTCTATTATGTTGATTGCCGTTACGGTAAATGACTTTCCAATTAAGTATGACACATATGGCTCAAAAGTATTCTGCGATTCTTCTGATACTGAAACGCTTGTTGCCGATTATGTGTTCCGCGCTAGTGAATCTGACTGGCCCCCATACTTTACGACTGCCGTTGAGTATATGATGGCTGCTGTTCTTGCTGTCTCTGCTGCGCGTGACTCTCAGCTTGCTAGTTTAATGGAGCAGAAAGCCAACTATCAGATGACACAAGCCAGACGCCTGCACTCTCAAACGCAGACAACGCGCAAGCTCAACACATCGAGGTTTATTGCTGAAAGGCGAAGTTAATGCAGAAAGTTAGAGTTCCAATAAGTAGCTTTCAGTTTGGCGAAGTCAGCGATTCACTTATTAGCCGCAGCGACACACCAATTCTCAACTCCTCTGCACAGCGGGTTGAGAATTTTTTAGTATTACCAGAAGGCGGCTTGAGAAAGCGTCATGGCCTAAAGCATATACACGACTATGCCTTAACGTATGATGCGAACACTCCATACAAATCTGTCCTGACTTCATTTATCTTTGATGACAATGAAGAGTATGTTATCTCGATTGAGAACCAAAAGCTGCGCGCGTTTCGTTTGCTTACAGATGGATCAGTAAGTTTAGTCGCTACAGTTACATCTGACGTAAACTCTGCTGCTTTACCTTTTGACGAAGACTACGCAAATGAATACACGGGGGCTCAGTATGGTGACGTTATGTGGGTGTGCCACCCATTGTTTTCACCGCGTTTAGTTACAAGGACTAGCTTAACGACTTTTGAGGTCAGCACTTTTTCTTTTGATAATCGCGCTGATAACAGCAAAATATACCAACCATACTATAATTTCCAAGCGCAAGGCGTCACATTAGACCCCTCGGCCGCAACGGGAACGGGAATTACATTAACAACAAGCGTTAACTATTGGGTTGCTGCTCACGTTGGTACAACTATTCGCTATCACGAATCTGAGATAACCATTACCTCTGTAACCTCTGCGACTGTAGCTGTCGGTGATGTTGTCGATACGTTAAAGATACGGCTTGCTGTTCTTAATCCACTTAGAACCATCGAGGGGTCTAGCACGGTAGAGGTCACGCATATTGCGCATGGTTTTGCTGGTGGTGAGACTATTGTTATTGAAGATGCTGCTGCTGTAGGTGGGATTAACACTGGCAACCTCAACGGGACACGAACTGTTGGCAATATAATTGATGAGAATACTTATACCTTTACGGCTGGCGGCACTGCAAACGCAGCTGAAGATGGTGGCGGTTATGTAAAAATAGAAACACATGCGCCTACGACTGATTGGTATGAACAGGCTTTCTCTGCTGTACGCGGATACCCTGCGGCTGTTTGCTTCCATGAGAACAGACTGGTGTTTGGCGGAACCTTAGCGCAGCCAGATACAATCTGGATGAGTCAGATTGGTAAATACTTTAACTTTGACGTAGGCGATGCAGAAGACACCGACTCTTTTGACCTTACCGCTGCGACTGGACAAGTAAACGAAATTAGATACATGATCTCCAACCGTGACCTTCAAGTGTTTACTGGTTCTGGTGAGCTTTATATTCCGACTTACTTGAACCAAGCCATTACGCCTACGAATGCACAGATCAGAAAGCAGACACCATACGGAACTGAGTTTATCCTTCCGGCCTCCATAGACGGCGCTACAATCTTTGTTCAGCATGACGGCCACACTGTTAGGGAATATCTCTACACCGAGTCTGAGGACGCCTACACGGCCTCTGCGGTATCAACGCTGTCTGGACACCTAATACAGCATCCTAGGTTTATGACTGTTGTGCATTCTGGTTTCGACTTAGCTGACTCCTATGCCTTCCTTGTCCTTGAAAGCGGAGAGGGCGCTTTGTTTTCTTCTAACCGCGCTGAAAAACGAGCCTCATGGACTAGGGTTACTACGCCGGGAATGTTCTCAAGCGCGATAGCAGTACACAACAGGCTCTTTGCGAATGTGTATGATGCTGCTGGCAATCTGCACTTATGTGAGTTCTCTGAAGATGTTGGCTTAGACCTGTATCTATACAAAGCTGTCTCGACAAACATAGTAGACGTAAAAAATCTGTATAATAGTGGAGACGTTGTTGACGTTATAGGGATTAAGGATGGAAAGCAGTCCTATCTCGGAGAGCTTACTGTAACAGGAGGCGAAGAGGTTGATCTTTTCCTCTACAGTGAGTCGGCATTTACCCATGCGTATGTAGGCAAAGCCTTTACAGCCAAGATAGTAAGCAATCCAATTGACGTAACGTCAGGTAATGGGCCTGTGACTGGAGATGTCCGTGGGATTAGCAATGTAATACTAGACCTTAAAGGTGCTAGATCATTTAAGATAAACAACCGATCCTTCTCTCCAGACAATGCGATTACTGGCAAGAAAGAGATACGGGTACTAGGCCATAGCAGAGACCCACAGGTAACTATTGAACAGAAAGACCCACTACCGCTACAGGTCAATGGGCTAATAGCGGAGCTTGTATTGTAATGCCTTCTATCGGTTTAATTTTTAGCGCTATATCCGCAGCCTCACAATTGTCAGCGGGACAAGCGGCTTATGAAGAATCGTTGCTAACTAGCTTCAGGACCAAAGAAGTCGATAAAAAACTTCAAGATGTTGAAGCTAAAAACGCTGCAATGGTCAGACAGCAGGAAGCTGCAATGCTTGAAAGTGCAAATATTGCTGCGTTAAGCGCTACAGGCAGAGAGCTAAGTGGCTTAACTGTAGATAGAATCTTAAAGAGAGACAAAGAAGTGTTGGGCGATGATATTAAATCAATTGCAAGAATGTCTTTGTTTAGACAATTGCAAGCAGACGCATCTGCATTTGCAGAGATTCGATCTGGCCGCAATCAACGTGCTGCTAGCACGGTAGGTGCTCTTGGCACTCTTGCGTCTGGAATACAAAATTATAAAAAGACAAAAGCGCCAAAAGGAGGCAAGGATTAAATGGTTGTAAGAAGATTACAGAGACAGTCATTTGTTCAGCCTATTGGTGTTGTT